CCGTTCTTCATTTGTTTACGTTCTTCTAGCTTGAACTTTGTATTATGTAAAGCATTTGGGTTCGCTTTAAGTTCTGATAGAGGAATAGGATGCGTGGGTGGGTGATAACAACTATGTGTACGACCTTGTGGTAAATGCAAACTTACTTGCAGCCACTTAGCCATACACATAGAAGGTGATAATGAGTTTAGTTTTTTACGTGTTGCACGTGCATCATCATCGTAGTTTGACATTACTTATCCCAGCCAGTTTGTTTCTCAGTTGCTAATGGATTCTTAACACGTGGTGGATTTGTATATACTCGTTTGAAGAACGCACCTAGTTCTGGTGTTGGATCACATAGTTCCATACCAATCTTATCAACTAAGATGTCGCCAACACGTAGACATTCATCAAACAATTTCTCATAATCCCATGTTATTTTAGTAGCTTCACATTTCATTTCGCCACCTGAGAACTTAGGAAATACTTCATTGTCGAAATACTCTTTAAACCAGTCATAGCTTGAAATGTTTTCTAGTATGAAATCGTCATTCAAGTTCATATCATAACAGCCTAAACGTGCGCCAAATAAAGCCCAGATACCATTCTCAACATCTGCTCCGATGTTACACCAAGTAATCAAACGCTCATAGTTCTTAGGCCAGATACGCTTCTTAAAATCTTCTACTGGTACTTTCTTACCTTCATCAAGTGACATCTTTGCACCTTCACGATACCCAGCACGAAATGCTTGAAACGGCGAACCTGCGTTGTACACTAACGAGTATACATTGTTCATTTGAATATAGTTCAAATCCCAACAGAAGTCAACCTTTTTTGTTTCATCTTCTGCATTTTCATGTGTGCGCATATCTAATACAAGTTGTACAGGCCAACACTTAATACCACCGTTACCATATACCAATCCGTTAACCACATTCTTTGCGCTCCATGAGATAACAGAGTTAGTCAAATCTGTTCCGTCTGGGAATGTTAACTCAATATCAAAGAATTTTTCATCAACGATGTTATCACCGTCGATTGTAATAAAGCGGTCAGTATCACTTTGTCTAGCACATTCTTTATGTGCATTATCAAAACCTTTAACTCCATCTACTCGTTTTGCAAACGGAAATTTTTGTAGAATATCTGCCCAATGCTTTTCTTTGTTTGGTTCGTCATAACTTAGATAGAAAATATCTAGGTCGCCGATTTCTAATTTCATTACTATGATCTCCTTAAAGAATAACTGTCAAAGTACTTACGGGTGTAAACACTTATACTGTATTTATAGTCGTAGTTAACCACTACTTTTTCACCACTTAACAAGTCACTAAACTTAATCAGTTGCGTACTAATCAAGAACTCTGGTCGATCTTTGTGTGTAATAAAGAATGGGTGAACGTCTGCTCCAGCTACGATAACTGTTTGATTCTTATTTACATTTGATCGTGCAACCAATCCTGCACTGGCACTAATCTCAATTGTATTATCTGTCATTTCAATATTAATGTCAGCTCCGTCAAGCTTAGTTACTTTAGTTATTTGACTTTCAGAACTTCGCTGTTTAATACTGACTTTACGTTTTACAATGTCATACACTAGCGGATTGCTACTGCGAACAACTGCATAGTCTGAAAACTTAAAAGAACCATCAATGAATGGTAAAATAACATCTAACTCAAAATTGGCATACATATCATCTGTATCATTTGTTCGTCCACTAATACTAGTGATCATGCCGGTATCATCAAAATAAACATATCTAGCGGTACGAGTTGTTTCTAACGTGCTACTAATCATAGGACAGCTTTCTCATAAGTTGTAATCTTTTCTTCGGTCATCCATTCTTTCTGTACATAATGCACTGGTAAAGTTTGAATGAAGTTTCCGATACGTACCTCAAGGTTATCTGTAAGTTCACTTGAAATACTTTTAGTCCAAATATTATTGATCTTTGTTTTGTCAATATTCTGAATGTGTGATTTCATATGAACAAATGTGGGCACGTCCTTAATATCATAATCACATACAATCTCTTCAATGTCAAGTAGTTTAATTGCAAGAGCATATGCCATATCAGCACTCATCCAATTCTGTCCAATACCTTTAAGAAACTTATCGTAATATACATTCCAGTGCGTCATAATAAGTTCAATCATACGGAAGAACTCATATGCTGGTTGAGTCTTTTTAAAGTAAGAAAAGTTACTATAGATATCTGGCAATTCTAGTTCTGTGAACTTCTTACGATAGTAATCGCTTGTCACGTCTTCGCCTCTAAATGTCTTGACGTTTGTACAACACCATACATCTTTAGTACCTAGATAGTCCCACCAATGATCAACACTGTGGGTGAACACCATATCGCTATCTAAGATAATAGTTTCATCAAACGGAGACATATGAATGTATTTCCACTTATTGTGAATTTTCCAGTTGTCGTTACCAGAATCATCATTCCAAGGAATATCAACGATATGATCAAATACATTGCGATGTTTATCTTGGATCAAGCTTTTGGTATAATCATCTACACAAATACAAATTGCGTTTTCCTTTTGTGTCGCTTTCAAGCTTAATGCCAATGCGTATGTCATTTCAAGGTAATCATACTCATTGTTATTCTGTGCAATTACGATATAACCTTTACTCATACAGTTTCTCCCATTTCTAACATCGTATCGACATGTCTACCAATTGCTCGTTTATTCATAATATGTACGTCTGTATTAGTAAACCGAGACAATAAATGTTCTTCCACGGTTTCTGCTTTAGCACAATACATAATAATATCATTCGCCGCATTCACTCGAAAAATATCATCTAAATCAAAACTGTTATTAAGATAATCTATTGGAAGAGATGGTGCTTTAAATGATACATTGCCATTTAAAATATGCAATGCCATAGCAAATGCAAAATCGTTTCTAAATAAGTTACCAGAACAATTATAAAGTGCATAGTAGTACTTGTAGTTAAATTTGATGTGTGTAATCAGATTGAATAGATTTTCTGCATACTCGCTCCTTCTAAAGAAAAATACGGTAGCCCAACACATTGGAATAGTAAAATCATCAATATAGGAAATATTACCGCCATGCCTACCAGCAATATCCCTATATTGATAATTTATCATAAAGTCATTTTCGCTTCCCCACACTTGATCCAATGTATCACTCATGATAAAGTAATCACAATCAATAACTAATGTCTCGTCATACGGCGAAAGGTCATAGACTTCACTGCGTCCCATATTTTTAAAGGACGCATACTCAGGACTGTTCGCAGTATCTTTGAACAATCTTGTATTCTCGGGTTGAAAGTTGTCTGAAATAATAGTTCTATCGAAATATTGTTCAATTAACTTTGGGTTATCATCATGTGATGATGTGTCTGTGATAAGACATATCTCGTTAAATCCACTAAGATGCTTTCTGGCATAGCCTGCACTCGCACAAGCAATCTTAACATAATCAACGTAACCATTATTTCTTGCAAAAATAATAATGCCGCGTTTCATTAAATCTCCAACACTTTTTCAATCTTACGTGAACTACGTAATTTCTGATAGTCATTGTAATACTCGTTGATCACTTCAAAGTACAGACTTGAAATATCTTCCAAGAACTTTGTAGTATCACCGATTTGAATTGGAATATCGTTCTTATCTAACAGAATTAGATTAGTCTTTTCTGCAACAACTGCCATATTGACAAATGCAATCAGTTCCTGTGATACACTAAATGTACCACCGTTGATGCTATAAGACAATAGGTTTTGCGTCTTGACTTTAAGATTATTCTTAGACAAGTTAAATGTTTGCATTGTGTTTGAAAAGTCTAAGGCTTTGGCAAGACGTGCTTGGTCATCGCTAGACGGATTGATGGTTTCGTTTGACATGGTTACTCTCCTAATATTGTTCTATTATATAGAAATATTAGCCAAATGTCAAGTATTAAAGTTCGGAAATATGAGAATAAGTCGGCGTAGGAGTGACAACACCCAATCCAGATACATCACTGTCATCTGCACGTTGTTGATCAATAGTTACTGTAAGTGTACCTTCAGTATAATCGGTTCCAGTCCAAGTGCCGCCGCCGTCATTTGACCAAGAACCGGTGTCTGATTGGTGACCATCATTATACTCTACTTTGATATCAATAGCTGAACCATTTGTTTTTGCGTATACGTTAAGTTGGTTCTGTACATAATCTCCAGTCCCGCCTTTAGTATATACAAGTGCGTATGTGCTTGTCATTGAGGTGAAACCAGTACCAGGAGTACCAACGCCTGCTGAACTCTCAGTTAAGTTATTTGATAGCTTAACTGTTGCAATGTCAGTAAGTAAATCTGCCCATGAATCACTTTGCACATGCGAGACATCATATCCAGTCAACTCTGTGGATATACGAACTTCGCCGCCTGCATTGAAGAAGTTACGCATCGCATCTGTGTCAACAAACGTTGTTTTGAATTCGTATGTTTGTGGGTTATTTGTATTATCCCAATGATTACCTGTACTCGTAGGATCTACAAATGTCTTAGATGAAGATATTTTATTTGTTTCAATTGCCATCAATGAGATATCATAATCTAATTTGTTAGCACGGACACTAGCAATATCTGCTTCTAGTACTGGGATAATTGAAATTATTCTACCCGGTGCTGGAAACAGTGGATCACTAGTGTCCGCTGGTATTGAAATAGTTGTCCCTTGGTGTTGCGCTCCAAATGTCACTGAATTTAAAAGTTCATTCCAATTTGATGCCCGCACTTTAGAACCAGCAGTCACAAGAGTTACTAATAGTTGAGATTGTCCATAACCAGAATCACCTGCCCCTAATCCAACAATTTCGTTAATATCATTAGCGAAACCATTGAAATCAGATGCTCTGATTTTTCCTCCCAAGAAGTAACTTTGCGGTGCCATATCTAATTCGCCTTCAGTTTATTATAATGTGTTAGTAACGGTGTATGTCGGGTTAGTTAAAGTAACTGAACCTGATGCATTTGAAAGTTTCAATGAAGAAACGTTCACAGTTGAAGTACCTGGCACTGTATCTGCGCCAGTCCAAGACCATGCGCCACCATAACCAGAACCAGAACCTGTACGTGCTACGTGTGCGTCTATAAGACGTGTGGTAACAAAAATGTCAGACCCTGATTTGTATGCTGAAATATCTGCATAGTTACTTGAATAATCCCCATCATTTGCATATTCACGTTTGATATATGCGTTTGATGTGGTCAAGTCATCATACTTCTTACGTGTTGACGTATCAATGTTAGTTGAGTCTGTCGCACGTAATGAGATACGATATGTGCCTACTTCTGCACATAGCTGTTCCCATGAAGTACCTTGTTGATTTTGTGATGTGTCACTGTGTGACATAGATACCCGTAATTCGCCGCCTGCAGCGAACCATGCATCCATATTTGCAACTGAACCGAACGCAACTTTCGTTACTGTATCTCGTGTACCGTTCCAGTTGGCAACAGTTTGTGTTGTTTCTGTTGCAGTTGTTGTATCCCAACCTGAAGAATAACTCCATGGTGCGATAAACCGTGTATTAATGTCGGATTCAAATGTTGCCGCAACACTTGCATAATCTGCCCATGCAATAACCGTACCAGCGTTTACTGCCGTGAATGGGTTAGTAATGTTATAATAATTTGAAATCTTTGCTGCCGCCGAGAACAGTGAATCGAAATACGCATCATCGATTGTATCACCTGTACTTGGGTTTGCAGCAATTGTGTGACCTTGGTTGTAACCTCCTGCGACACCCGTTCCGTTTAGAATGGTGTCCATCTTGCTACGTAGGCTTGCAAACGGATCGCTTGCGTTAATGATATCTCCTACAGCCATTTTATTTTGCTCCTAAGTTGACTAGTCGTTTAGTTTTTAAGTTTATTCGCCTTAATCGATTAAAAAAGATTTTCCGGATTCTCTTTTACCGACTTTTTAGTTTATTTGTATCGTAACTGTATAATCAATTACAATAGTTCTGTTTGCTGATATTAACACAGGATGAAATGTTACATGCGTAAGCATCAACGTTTTGTCTTCATCAAGATCAGACCAATCATTAGTATCCGCAAGTAGATTTCCGGACAATAGTCCGATTTCATCAATTGTAAATACCGGTGCGACAAGAGAATCATTCTCTGGAATTGCTGCACTGTTCATAGCTGCATACTGAGTCTTATCTATTTCTACACTAAATTTTATTTTAGAGGTGAAATCTGGAACAATTTCACTGTCTCCCATGTCTTCGCCTGGGTAATAGACAGTGTTTGTTGTTCGTTGTTGGTACGTTTTAGCATAAAGTCTCGAATTACTAGATGTAATTGGTAGATTATCATATACACTAAAAACTCGAGGTGATCGATATGATAGTGTTGTGGTAGAGTTACTACCGCCGTTACCAAACGCCATCCATCCAATGTATGGAGAGCTACCGTTCGCGTTTACCGATACAGGCTTTCCAGCTAACGCACTCGCAAGTACATAGGCCATGTTGCCGGGGTGAATAGCATTTCTCTTTTGCACAAGTACTTCGCCACTATCTTTATCAAAGATTTTAAGGGTGCCGATGATTTGTGATTCAATATTCTCGTTAAACATTCATATCTCTCTTCTTTTAAATACTAAGTATATTTATCAAATTGCGCAATAGTTCATTTCTTATGCATCCTCATGTGAATAAATCTGATCAGGTGAACCAAGTACATATACCGTTGCTCCGACTTCAAAGTCAGAAGCTACACCAGTGTACACTGCTCGTTCAGAAATACTCAACTTATTCGTAGATTTGGAATTATATAGCATAAACTCTATATTGCCAGCCGTATTTTCTACTGCAATCAATCTTACGGTGTTACTTTTTGCAGACTTGAACTTAGAAGCTTGATCTACAGTTAAGATGTCCCCATCAAATGATGCGATAGTACCAGTGTCTTTAACTGGTATATGATGACCGCGCCCAAAGTTATCATACACGTAAAACTCTTTCTTGTCAAGTGTAGATAGTGTATCATCTGTGAATGTGTCAACTGTTACAACCGCCGCATCACGTAGGTGTGCATGGAAGGGACCAGTGTCAAATCCGTTTGCGCTTGCAGTGTATTCGATGTCGTTACGTAGGAACGTACCAGCTTGATATGTTCCTTCAGATAATGGATTATACAGGTCTATTTCACTTTGAAGTGGATCATCTGTCCAAGTATTTGAAAATGAAGATCCGCCATCTATTCCATTAAGTTCAAATCTACTATGATTACCAAAGTCTTTGGTAATTAGCATCTCATGTAATGCGGTCGTGTTTAAATCTGCGATTTCATCCTTAGGATATATACGATCTGTCTTACGTATTTTTACGTGATACGGTTTTGTTTCGGTCACATAGTCAATCGTATCTTGATACGAATCTCGTTGATAAATCGCATACTGTCGCAATGGCTTATTAAACATAGTCAAATCTATATAACTAGTTTTGAATATCCACTCAGGATGTGATCTCTCAGTATACATATATTCAATCATATCAAAGAATATATTCTTAATATCTGATACGTCTGCATAAGCATACAACATATTCATTAACTCATGTAATTGTACACTAATTTGGTTCTGTGTTAATTCTGTATTGAAATCTAAATCCAATACTGCGTCAGTTTTATGAACCAATCGTATTTCGTTGTTAACTGGGAAGTAGTATTCATCTGCTTCAGTAAGTTCCACTTTAAACGAAGTTACTCCGCTTTCATAAAGTGAAATCATATCTATATCACGAGTACGTGATATATAATCAAAACTTTCGATAGTTTGGTACTCATCAGAATAATACCAGTTTGCAGAATTAAAAATACCATGATCTAATGTGATATAATCTGCATACTGTGGGTAGTCTGTCATAAGCATACGTTTATTCAACACATTATGTAGTACACTCGCAAAGTTATCTCTTGCACCATTAATATCAGTGAACCAACTGTCATATTCTGATAACTGGTATACTCGTATTACGTCACCTGCTAGTATAAGAGTATTGGTTATAGTAACCTCATCAACGTTGATGTAGAAGTTATTGGCAGGCACGATGTTATTATTAACAGATATAACTATATCGTTGTTCGTTAAGGAGTTAGCGCCTATCCAATAATATGAAAATACTGTACCAGATGCAGTGATTTGATTTGCTTGTACACTGAACTGTTCATGTTGTATAACAGTGCTATTTGCAATTGAATTTTTGAAATCTACTAAGAATGTATTATCCAACGCAACAGTTGATGAACGTGAAACTAGTTCCCAATCAGAGTGGTGTACTTCACGATTTTTGTCTACTCTATAATCAATAGAATATGTAACTGTTTTTTCTGTAGTGATATTAGCATTATTAGAAATGATAATAGTATCATTGTCTACTGGAAAGAACTTATTGATAGTAGTAGGAGAAGCAATCATCATTGATATTTCTTCAATTGATAAGTCTTTTGAATATCGCGCTTCAGCGCCTACACTAGTCCAATAATAATATTTGGTTACCAGCTTGTTTCTTATACTATCAAAATAAATTTCAGTATTAAAACTTGTCACATCATCCGCTAGTACCTCACTTGATACCCATTGCTTAACTACTATCTCGGAACCAGGAACAATTTTTCCCCAGAAACGTTTGGCATAAGTTATGTTTATATTTCCGTTCGCATCACCGATATCGTTATAGCGATAGTATCTGGCTAAGTTCGTGTCCCACCAAATTGTACCTAGATTCTGAGACAACCATAGATCATTATTCAGCGCAATGTCATATTTTGCTGGGTCATTAAAATCTACATAATCAATATCTTTAGTAATAGAACCTGCCATTTTAAAGTTTATAGGATCAAACAATTGATAATCGTAAAAAGTGTCACCAGAAGTAGCAACAACACGACTTATATAATCAGTATCAACTTGTGGTGCTTGTCTACTAGTAATAGCTAAAACACCAACTGAATTTCGTTGTAGAACTGCCCAACCATAATTTGAGTATTCATCTGCCCACACTAAACTCTCATCGTTTAATCCAAGCGCAGTATAGAACTCATCGAAATCTGTGCCATTAAAGTTAGGAGTGAAGCGTACAGTTTTCCAACGCATGATTTTGAAGTCTGCGTTGCTGGTCACACTTGTATAATTCGGTGACAGTCCGATTGTATCAAGAACTGTTTGTATTGTTCCCGTGAATGACATTTCAGTATTAGAATTTGTGAATATCATTCTGCCATCACTTGATATGTTAACTTCTACAATATCTGATTGAGCATTTATCTGTTCTCTAAATTCTGCTGCTGTCGTACTTAATGATGTATTATTAATATACGTACCAGAAGAAATACCCATGTCACTCCAAGCGTTGCCAGTTACGTCACTAATAGTTATAATGCTTTCTCCACTTGTGATGACAATCTGTCTATTGTTCAGTGTTTGGTCAGCTATTGTATTAGAAACATCATCTAATGCAGAATTCAAATCAGCTACTATGCTATCAACTGAAGTCACAGTAACAGACGATACTGCAAACCCAAGACGTAACATTGAGTCTGGAGTAGTACTATTTTCTGCAACAGTTAATGAAGGCGCACTTGATTTAATCTTTAGCTTACCTAGCGTAACTGTTGCCGTTACATTCGGAATAAGCATAGCATTTATTTGCTGTGATATACTAGCTGCTGTTGGATTAGAATTCTGTTCAAACGTGTTTGATGGGAATCCTAGACTGTTAAACGCGGTACCCGACAGTGTGAGAGTATTATTGTCGGTTTCTATAACTAGTACACCTCCCGCAATATAAGAATCTATGTATGATAATGCATTCAATTCATCTGCTAGATTTCCAAGTTTACTTACAAATATACTATTTGATGACATGCCAATATCTAGCAATGCATCACCTGACATATCAAGAGTTGCAGATGTACTTGATATTTCAATAGTATTTGATATGTTAATTGAGGCTGTAGCACCAACGCCACTTGCATTAATTTTATCAACGATGCCTTGAGTTTCTAATATCATATCAGCATGAGTTAGTGTAAGTTCTAAAGTTTCTCCGCCCACCAGTGCAGGGGAATTCAATGTAAGTATTTGTCCCACTACTGTATAATCTGTAGTTGCCACGCTATCAACTGTCACGGTGCCTACACTGTAAGTAGTAACTGATAATGCTTGCGCAATAGTAAAATCTGTCTGCGCTGCTGTGGCTGTGAATGTTTCAGTTACATCAGCTGGCTTGGGCGATGGTGTATCAAGCGTAATGAAAACTCCCTGAATTCGAATAGACTTAGTTTCAGTTATTGTGGGATTTGCAATTGTGCCAACGACTACAATATCTTCTACAGTCACAGTATCATTACTTCCACCATCTGAATCTAATTCTAATATAAACCCAGTTGTGATATCATCGTCTATCGTTGCTGAACTTACTGTTCTAATGCTTTGTGTTGCACTATAATCAATAGTTACTGTTACACCATCGATATCGATTTTGTCTCCTTCGACACTTATGACTGTGGTATCTGCGGTTGCATTGTTGCCACTAAAAGTTACAAGTGTATTAGCATTTGCGATAATACCATCAGTTCCGTATACCACAATTCTTACTTGTTCGCCTTCACTGACAATAGGGTCAGATGTAGCAGTTTCGCCGCCGATTGTAATACCAGATGACACACTGCCTGAACCAATTGCGTAAACAAAAACTTCATTATCAATGATAAGTGTGTCACCATCTGCAAACACTGGGTTAGAAATCAATCCAATCGCTTCAACTCCAATATCAGATGATGTCGGTACATAAACTGAATTGTCTGTAGTAGTATCAATCTCAACAATAAGAGGTTCGAAAGATTGATCGAATACTAAGTATTCATAAATCTCACTTCCATTCAACTCATATGAATCTTCTTCAACGAAATAGTAGTTTCCTTCAATTATAGGATCAATATTGATATTAACAATCTTTAAATACGCAAGCTTGCCAGTTTCAATTTCATTTGTAAGTGCAACCTTAAGTTGCCCATCTCCCGTTTCGCTTACAAAAAATATTTCTGCTATTTCACTAAGCCGTTTAACATCCCACTCACGCACTGGATCAAATCTAACCCAAGCAAGATCGCCCTCAAAATACGACAACTCTGATGAATTTAGTGCATCTGGATCTGTTACTACATAATTAACATCTGCTGGATCAACATACCCAGAAGTTTTAATCGCAACTCTTTTTTTGTTAGTTAGACTAGTAAACTTTTTATCAGCATCAAAGGTAACTACATGTGGGTCACTAATAATGTCATCGGTGTTGATAACCGATGATACTGACAAGTTGTTATCAAGTGTACCATAGTCAGATAGTTTAATTGCCCAGACATCATTATGTTTAATGTCATTAAAGTTAGAGTTGAAGTTTATAATTTTATTAATACTGCCGACAGTTGACTTATTTGCTAGGAAGCCTTTATAGAATTCTAACTGAGATTCACGTTCTACCCCATGATTAGCCAGATATGTTCTAGGTGAATATCCAATTTGACTTGATTTCAACATATTAATATTCTTTAAACTTTGATCTACTATTGTATCTCTATAGAACTGTGTTTCACTAACCATAGTTTCTAAGTTAGGAACAAGTTCATTATTTGACACTATGTATCCATCTGCTGCTAACGTGCCGTCCCAATCTGCTGTTCTATTGCAATCAACCATCATACGTAAGTTTCTGTTATGTGACAATGGATCATATATTACATCACCGTAACTGTCTACTCTATCAACCACGAACGCCTGTTCTATATCTGCTATATCAATCTTGATACCGTAGATAGGAAGTGTACTTTCCCAAGTTATCTTACCATTAGCAGAATTAAATTCAATTTCTGTAGTTGGGATCTGTCTGCCAGCTTCGTCAACTACACGATAAAAGTTTTTATTTGTTTCTTTACCTATAGTTGCTACACCATATGGAGTTTCGAACGCACCACTAAATAATATCGGAGTTAATGTAATGAAATCACCTGGCTGATGTGTTTCTGCACTCCAGTCTAAGAACTTTTCTAATAGTTTTCCAAAATCAACAACATTATTGTCTACGTCAGTATCAGTGAAATCCCAACCAACTGCATTAAGGTAGTCTTGATATCCGACCATCAAGTGTGCAACCTGATCACGTGTGCTTAGTATATCACCATAATTATATGTTTTGATTTGGTCTGGCAATGTTTCTTTATAACCATATGCTTCAACTTGGTTAATACGAGGCCACTCCGACAGTAGCTTCCAATTATCTTTATCATCGTCGAATGTTGTAGCGGCAGTATGATTAATCAATGATACATAAGGTTTACTGTTGAACATTACATAACTATCTTGTCTGTAATATTCTCCACCAGTCCAAGTTTTAAGGTTCGCAGGATCGCCGTCAGTTTTCCAAACTTTTTGTCCTGATGTCTTATCCCAATCCATAGAAAAGAATACAGGATTGAAGTCATCATACCCATGAACCCGGTACCCGAACTCTCGTGTCTTTGGTTGTGAAATCAGAGTCCACATCGTATAATCAAATTTGATAGTGTTTGCGGATTCCTTTGCACTTGAACCAGTAGTTTTACGTTTATAGTACTTGTGATCGTATGGGTTAAGAAGAACGTCTCCTGCTGAATATGTGGCAGTTTCTAGTCTATCATATGTAGGATAATCTTTATCAACTGAAACCTTTTCAATTACAATTGCACTAAAGCTTTCTGAACGGTTTGGTTCTCCGGCATGTACAAACAAGTCATAGTTATCACGTGGTATATCAGTGTATCTACTATTGGATAGACCTGAATTTTCTGAAAGTAGTTTGAAATTATTAACATATCCGCCTAATTTTGATCCTAGTTTAAATTCATACTGTTCACGTTGTGCTGTAATCTTTTCTGAATTGAATCCTTCTCTTGCATTAAAGTAAGAAATGATATGGTCAATTTGCACTGAATAGTTATCAATCACTTCAAATGGTTTTGTTAACATCATTAACAAAAATTGAGCGAATGCATACTCACTACTACGTCTCCATGCCAGTTCAACTGGTGATCCGTCTCCGAATTCCCAATCTTGATCCATTAGTGTCACTTCACTGGTAGTTATACTACCGCTGAAGAATAAATTATTAATCGTTTCTATCTGGCCATTACTAGTTACAGGTACAGGCCAATCTTTGCTGAATGCAGTTTTTATATTTTCCCAGAATGAAACTTGTGTATAGTCAGTGCCATACGCATCAAAGCCATCTGGTTTCTGCGACAACCCAATCGTTACCCAAGGTGCTGCAACTGGATTATCAGTGCCATAAACATACTCCATGATTCCGCGCCAGTGCCCAGGTGAACTCTCATTAATAGAACGATAGTTCCATGTCTTCCAGTCATCAGGATCGAATGTGTCATTGTATAGATTGTCAATGTTATTTCTAATCATCCATTTCTTAAAGAATGGGTATTGTGTATATTTCTTTTCTGCAACAGAGTACTCTTCACTAGCATCACGATACATACCGTAATTATGGAATTTGATTGTATTGTCAGTACTAGTAACCGAAAGTCTATTGAAGATCATTGTTTCAAATTCTAATAGAATTTCATCAGTTCTATCATTCCACGCAGGAACAAGAGAACCATCGTGTCCTAAAATCATTTCTACATCTGGATGATATTCACTATCTGTTACAACTCTAGGGATATATAATGCATTAATATCTAGTTTTGAAGAACTAGGTGGGACAAATGTATTTGCAAGTTTTTCATAATATCGCAATTCAATCACATCGCCAATTTGCGCTGTATATTCTACAAATTCAATCTCGCTACCGTTGATGTTATAATCTATTTTGTTAAGTTGAAGAACTCCATTAAGATACACTGATAGATTTTCAGTAAGTATAATACTGACTATCATAGCATCTGGTATTGGTTGGAAGCGAGATCCAACAATAATTTCAGCATTGCCAACTATATAGTGGCTTAGCTTTTCACCAGAGTTGATCATCATTGTGCCATCAAACACACTAATACTCTCACGCTTTGCTAGTGAGATTTCACTAATAGCTTGTTCTAAGATTTCAGTGGTTGTTTTTGTTACACTACCAGTATCTGATAATATATCTCTGACTACAGTAATGAATTTGTTTTTGAAGTTGTTATACGCAGTTGACAAGAATTCTGTAGATTTAATTGGGTCATAGTCGTTGCGTGTTATCGCAAAGTATGCTTTTTTAATGTCAATTGAATTGCGAACTAATATACTACCCAAGTCATTGAATCGTGTCTTATCAGTGTTATCACCGATAAGTCTGAAGTTGTTATCACCGTTTGGCTCACCTGTTAATCCATCAGTAGTTTCAATCATTCTGACCATATGCTCGTATATAGTCGAGTACGTAAGCTCTTTAAGGTTATGATATTCGTTATCGATGTTGTATTCAATAGCTGGGTTAACTCTTTGCCAAACGTAATCGCCGTCGGTCACCACTGCATCAGTAGTTGCATAATCAACATATACATAACCGTCTGCTATATCATTGAATTCTATTACATTATCTGTATCGTCGTATGTATAATTGCCTATTTGTTTGATACCATCTACGTACACATCAATATCATTAATGCCTATCGCACTTTGTGTAAGTTCTATACGTGAGAAAATACCAGCACCAACTTCATGTCGTAAATTTCTATAGTTAAAATTGCATACAGTGTACATAGACTTGTCTATGGCACCTGTAAATTGATATTTAACATCGTTTGGCACGTCAATAATGAATACATACTCACTTTGAAGGTCTCCCGCTTTTAACTTAGGGGCAAATCCTAATTCATAATCCATTGGGTATGCGGCACTAGTCACATATTCAAATATACTATATGCATTGCCATCGTCAGCATTAAATTTAGGTTGCTCCCAGTTTGCATCAGCCAAATCTTTAGCTGTACTATCTGCGCTTAGTGACAGTGCATCATCAAATTCAATGATGGGACGCTTTGCTTGCTCTATCAGATTCTGGTTGGCTGATGTAATAAATTCACGAATATCATCATAGTGATACCAAGCGTTATTGTTACTCCACCAGTTTCCAGTAGTAGCTTTTTCAATTGTTACATAATGCTTGTTGTCAGATTCTTGGTTTCCATTTGCAAAGAAGCCAGTATTAACCCAATAATACATAGTCCAATTTGCAAACTTATCAGCATCAATAGGAAGATTAACTGTGTTAGATTTTGAATTGAATAAGCGTCTATGATCATTTGTAAGCATACCTTTATTGAACATCGCATTCAATAGATCATCATAAAAAACGTTATCACCAACTTCAGTATTAGAGAATACTGGCTCTAAGCCATAGTTGTCACGCTGATACAGGTGTTCCGGAAATGACAAGTATACATCTTTGTCGCTGTATATACCTTTCTCTTTTCTACCAATGAATGCTTTTTCTTTTCGTACATTGCCCTTAGAAAACACACGTTCCAGTGTAACATCAAAGATGCTTTCCAACTCACTGTTACGCAAATGTGCTGGGAGAAAGTCATATATTTTATTCGCCATTGTTATTCACCTGTTAATTCATTATCAGAGATTGATGAAATGATTTTTACATCTTTTGATGTCACCACACTCAAGAAGATTTCGTGTTGCTCACAACTAATACTTAGCAAGTTTTTAAAATCGTTACTTGCAAATTTTGGAGTGATGATAACACTTGAAATGTAATCTGCAAGTTCTTGGTGTAAGTATGATGCAAGTTCTGAGAAATAGAACTGGTCACCAAAGTCCCAATTTTCTAACTTAAAGTATTCATTAACTTTTGCTGATACTACATTTTTAATTTCGCTTTTAGTATACACAGTTCCTAATTTAGCTATCACTTTGAATGTTGCTTGATTTTCTGCATCTGCAAAATCACCAAATAACATCTTAAACTTAACTGGGATATAACTTACGTGATCTGCGATTGCAGTTTTGTCTGCAAGGGTTTCCATAACTTTACGAAGTTCAAAGTTGTTTGGTGCCTTAGGAATAATAGAACCAAAGCCGCCCGCAATCCACTCATTTATATTTCTTACATAATCAGTTGTAAGAACATACATATCAATGATGTTACTTGTGCTTGGATCAATACGTTTATCTACATCAGCAAAGTGATCCCACCTGAAGCTCATAAATTTATCTTCTACATAAGTTTTACCATCAACTACAGTATACTCAACTCCGTCGTATTGTATGTAAGTATGCACATCCGTGTTATCAACTGGAAGGCTAGTCCATACATTATTAATTTTTATTTGATAGTTTTGTAACCCTACCCAAGATCCTGCAGCTCGGATATACCAATCTGATCCGTCGAACCAAAGTCTGGCTATCGTAGATAACAATTGTACGTCATCTGTAGCTATAGCTGTAGTTGACACTCTTTGGAATTTATTAGTATCTATAAAATATGTCTCTAATATTATATTGTCATCATTTACAATTTGTAGCATACCAAATGGATCATTGTTATCATCTGAATGTAACAGTTTTAATTTAGTATTATCAGTGTATCCCGCTTCGGTAATATATTTGTCATAAACCAATGATGATACATTTTCATATCGATCTGAAACGGATGATACTGCTAATACTGTATTGTATGCTGCTGTAATTTTAACATAGAAATTGTCAATGGTAGATGTTTGGGTCGCATCCCCAATGTAAAAATCTATATCTACTCCAGCTGGATCATATGTCCAAAATATAACACGATGTAAATTTGTTACAGCGTCTACTATTAACTCACAGTGATCCGTACTAATAACGTTATCGCCATCTTTGATGATTAAGGTACTAGTTGTTGCAATTAATGCATTGAGTGGAGTGAATGAACATTCACCGTATGCAATCTGTTTAAATCTAACATCTCTGTCAGGATTATTATCCAATTTATCAATTGCCCAGTTTGTCTGTGTGGGGAATGTAAATGTGTATACATTGGTATATGCAGATATGAATTCAGTCTGTACCCCAATCATTGGCGGTATAGCAGATGCATATGTCTCTGCGGTAGGTAGTTCGTTTTCGTCAATCCAAAAGAATTTATTAACTGAAGCGGCCGATGAGAAGTATGTCGCCGACGGCTTACCTTTGATCCCTAAACTTATGATATCGTTTTCTGATACTGTTGTATAAGATGTATCCGCATTTGCAAAGTCACCATCAGTTACAATATTTAAATGGTCCGACTGAACGATAAATTCATTTGAGTCTGCCGTGTTTTCACTTAATGCTATGGCGTCAATAGAACTAACATATGAAGTCACATCATTAATTGTCATTGAAAGAAGGTTGGTGCCTGCTGTGCCTACGATATTATTTGGGCTAGCTGGTGCAGTAATATTTACAGCTTTGTCTAGTTCGTATTCGATACCATCAGGCGACACTAAAAAATGATGATATGTTTCGCTTTGTTGTGTCTCGGCATAATCATAATTTTCCTGTGCGCCTGAGAATTTTAAATTAACGTCAAAATCTGCACTATTGCCAGTTTGAACGTAGTTGGTCATAGGAGCATAGCCAATAGTAATACCAGAAGTATCACCAATAGTAGTACTTGATTCTGGTAGTGTAGTAACTTTATGAGTCAGGTGCAGTGCGTCACGTTCTGCTAAATTTGTTTCGTTGTCTACTACTATTTCTTCATTGCCATAATAAAATTTAACCTGATCATGACTTTCAAACACTACACGTTTACCTGTAAATCTTACAGTATATTCAGCTTCATTGTCTCTGATACCAGAGTTGTATGTGAATGTTAAGTTTACTGTGCCTTCTGGCATCGCTGTGGCGACATCATGTAATACCCACACCCAACGTATTGGATCAATCGCCGCATCGAAAATATATTTTATTACGAAATCTTCTGGACTTTCTTGTATTTTAGTTACAATAGGAGATATTTCGTTAAAGAACTGATCATCAAACCTAGTTCTGTATCCTCTAATCACAGTCTCAATGCTTCCAGACTCTGGAATAACATCAGTGATAGTGAACGTATCATTGCTGATTGGTGCGCCTTCACCATACTCAACCCTAGTCCAATATTCAGTTCCGCTTACTCCGATCAGTTTGATGTGGTCACCAGGAGCAACTGATGTTACTCCCATAGTAGCTGTCATTGATTTTCCACTAACTGTATATGCAATCGATACATCGAATACTGCATAAGGATCTATTACGCCAGTTACTGGATTTTTTCGAATAGCAGAATAGTAAAGATTAACTAAACTGGGATGCCTGATAGCTTTGGTCATTTCATTACGAACAAAATCTACAGCATTATTATTCTGTCTATTAAATTGTAAGTTCATTGTTATTACGTCATCATCCATATACACTGACCCATCATTGCCAGTTATACTAATGTTAGAGTGATGTCCCGTAATATCATCCATTTCAAAGTAACGAGAGTTACCTGCAAATGTAGTGTTAACTGCTTTAACTTTTGAAACAATGTTTGAACCAAGAGATAGTGGAAGCACGTTATAATCTTGTGCGTTAACCATTCTATCTTGTGCATAATAAGAACGTGGTGCAATACGTCTTACACTTGTGTATGTTTCCGCAGCAAAGTTCTCTGAGAAATCTTTTGTAGATGATAGTGTAACTACTAAACGATAGTTCTTATTATCAGCTCCAATATAAGGGATTGACACAGTTTGGTCGTTGATATCGTTTCTATCAATTCTGTAATTCTCATTATCGGCGACACGATACCAAACACGATAATTACCGCTTGCAGCGTTACCAAATACACCATCACCGTAATGAAGTGAAATTGCATTATTGTCTATTGTGTTTACACTAACAAGATCGCCACTGCCACTACGTAATGAGTTATAGATTGCTGTTTCTCTTGTATCGTTATCTACTTTTGAAACACTTGATGAATACGTATTAGTTGTATCAACTTTTTGTACCCAAACATCTGTATTTGAAATGTTAGGAGTAGCAAGTGTTTCGATTAGATTTGAAATTTTGTTATTGTATGTAAAATTTTGAAATTGTAGTTTACCGGTTTTTGCAAAAACAAAGAATCCAGTTCTATCACTTGCAGGACCCAGATTGTCATTTCTGTTTACAATTGTAAACTTCTTTGATTCAATCGGTTCAGCTTCAATCATTTTACCGTCAGTAAATGTAGTACGGACAGCTTCAAATCTTCTGTTACCACCAGCAACCGGAGCTTCGAATGCGAAAGATACAGCACGTGAGGCTAAGTTCTGATTTATTTCATATAAATGATTTTCTACACCAGCAACTACCAAACTTGACATCGGATCTTGGATCTTTGAAGTTTTAGACAGTGATGCATTTATAACATCAATAAAATTTTCATACCAATCAACATTATTAGAATCATTCCAATTGATAGTACGATTGGCGAGAGAGTTACCTTCGTTGTCTGCAATTGGTTGATCGGTTGTTACACTTGTGATCTTTAAGAAACCACGTGCGTTTGTAGGACGTGTCTTATTATATCCTAACGTCTTAGCCATTCTAAGAACACTCTCACGGCGTTCTGCGGTATCTAAGAAGTTTTCACGTGTGTTCATGTCAAGCCTGAATGACAATGAATGTCCCATATATGCAACCAAATCTAAGATTGCAATAAATTCAGAACTTGCGATGAAGTCATTAAATTTGTCTGGATATGTCGTCGAAACATAATCTATTAGTGCTTCTCTGATAGTATCAAAGTCGTATGCTTTTAAACTTACTTTAGTAAACGCTGTGTAAACTGCTGTCCAGCTCTCACTCGCAAATAAATTGTCAACTCGTTCTTGACTCATGTTATTCTCTCTCTAAATCTATTTGTAGTATTACAGGTTCATCTTCATTTACGATTGATACTGTAAGACCGACTGTTATGTTGTGATCCGTATCAGACACGATAATGTTATCAAGTGTCACCCTAGGATCTTCTTCGATGATTTTTGTAATATCATCTTCGATTAGTTTATTAAGTTCTGGAGTTAGTGGCTCAAATATAAGCTCATGGATAATGCTACCATATGTAGGCATCATCACTCGCTCACCTTTACGGGTCATAATGTGATTCATCAAGTCCTCAATGATAAGGTCTTTACCTTTAAGTACGTGATTGATAGCACTTTTATTCTTTGTACTAAAACCTGTAAATCTTATAGCCATAATATTCTCTCTATACTTTGTTCGATTAAGAGTATTTATCATCGTATAAACTACGAACATAAATATATGTATGAAACTAGGTATTATCGGTTCAAGCTTTTCAGTTGGCTGTCATCACAATAAAGTTACAGGATTAAATGATCTGGCATTGCCATTTGAGACTTGGATAGAAAAATATACAACGGATATTCAGGTTTATAACAGTGCATGTTCTGGTAAGGGAACTGAATTATATCTTGATAAGATAGTATATCTAAAAGAGACACATGATGTTGATTGTATTTTAATGGAACTTGTTAACAACCGTTCAATGCTTAACATGAAATCGCAAGAATATGATTTGTCTGATGTAACTGACAACGTGTACAAAGATAGTGCGTCTATTTGGGAGTATGTAAGAGCTATAACTCAGCCAATAGACCATACTAAGTTCGCAACAAAGCGAGATTTTGATGTGTGGCAACGTGTGCAAGAGCAACTAGCATACAATGAAAATGCATTTGAGTTTTGGGGCATATTAGATTGCAAACAAGCTATCAAGCTTTGCAATTTATTAGGAATAAAAGTAATTACATGGCAAGAACAGTTCGACTTTAGCAATCACATAGATACAGATGTGAAATTCATAGGCCATCCCAATGCACATAGTTATTATGTAGACAAATACGGAAAAGAAAACATACTGTGTGATCATGTACACTTCAATGACAATACCAACGAAGAAATGATCAGAGATTTTATTGTGCCAAAACTAAAATAGTACTTGACAACTAATAAATTTGTATGTATACTTATATCAAGCGTAATAGGGAGAGTAGTATGACAGACGATAAAACTATAATTGAACTATCAGAATTTAAACCTAAAGTAACAGAACTTCCAGTAGGAACTATGTTTAGTATGAAATATCCATCGTATACACTTGAACAGCCGAACTATAACGAAGTAGAGTTATTGAAAATAGAGGTTGCAAAACTACAAGAACAAGTGTATGATGGATACAAGCGAATCATAGAATTGAACGCAGAATTACACGAACTAAAATCTAAATATGAAAATAAGGAATAACAATGCCAAATCTAGTACCAATGGTTGTAGACCAATCAGCTAACGGCGAACGCAGCTACGATATCTTTTCACGACTGTTGAAAGAGCGTGTGATTTTTCTAACTGGTGAAGTTAATGACTACCAAGCAGACTTGCTTTGCGCACAATTACTATTTCTAGAAGCAGAAAACCCAGATAAAGATATTCACTTTTATATCAACTCACCAGGTGGGGCTGTAACATCAGGTCTTGCTATCTATGATACCATGCAATTCATCAAACCTGATGTATGCACTACTGTTATCGGACAAGCATGTTCAATGGGATCATTTCTAGCACAAGCTGGTGCGACAGGCAAGCGTTATGTTCTACCTAACTCTCGCACGATGGTCCATCGTGTATCAAGTGGTACTCGCGGTACTGGTGGTTCTGTATACGTACAAGAACTCGAAATGGAAGATAACCTCCGTCATTTTGAAGAGTCTAAGAATATTAACAAACGCTTAACAGAATTATACGTACAGCACAACTCAAAGGGCAAAACATTCGAAGAGTTAGAAGTTACAATGAAGTTTGATACATTCATGTCTGCGAGTGATGCAGTTGAGTATGGTCTAGCAGACTTAATGATTTCTGAGCGTCCAACTTAAAAGCCAGGTACGTAACTCCACATTTTAGAAGTCCTAATTTTAATAGCGGCGAGGTGTTCATCCACTTTGCCGTTATTTCGTTTTATGCCACTTTGAATTTCATCAGTGATATCATACCAGCGTTTAACGTTTATCAATTGTATGATTGAACTAGATTGTATCTTATCAACCCCAACAAAGTAAAAATGATGAAGCAGTGCATCGAACTGACTTTGTGAAAGTGGCTGTTTAACAAACTGTTCAAGTACATTTCCTATATTACGCAATTGTTTATCTAAAATACGAGCGGCAGAATCCTTTGATATAACATTTTTTGTGATATCGACACGTTGTGATGCAACTGTGATATAACCATATTTTATTTCAGTTTCCGTAATTTTATAATCATAGCCAATAGTGTTATCCTTGATCTCTATTAAAGGAGTAGTATGGTTAACTATTGCGTTCTTACTGATTTTAGAGAACACAAGATCACGCACATCGTATGTTACGACCCTAACGTGAGATAGCATATACTTTGGTCTATCAGCGTCATATCCAACCCCAAGGTAAGTTCCGTCGGATGTTACCACATGCAGTGGCAACTGGATATAATTAAGTAGTGAACCTTTTTTCTTATCATAAATCATGCAGTCATAACTCCTACTAGCCAACCTGGTGCGCTCTCGCCTTTTTTACCCCAGTATCTTCCGGCAGAAATAGCGACAGTGTTACCGGGTGCAATATCAACGTGCATACCGGTTCCACTCATATAACGAGCGCCTGCTCCAATAGATAATGCGCCTGCCTGTCTTGCTGCTTTTGCAAATAGTGCAACTATATCGACATCACTAACCATTGACAATTGCCTACCAGTACTAGTACCTTCGCGTAGATACAAATGACAATCTGCGGCATAACCATGATCATGTCTGTGCGTGCCCACAGATCCAGTTGTGTGATCTTGTCCACCTGAGAAAATTCGTACCTCTATATTTGTTGCATTCGCGGCTGACAATAAAATACGTTCTAATGCGGGTACAACTTTAAGACTACGTGTTCTGTTTTGATTTACATATTTGACTATTCCACCTGCGCCATCATCAATCACTTCTTCTAAATCAGCGATATCTAATTGTTCTGCCGCACTATTTGGATCAGCCGCAATTTCAGATGCTGGACTACCTGCTGTTGCTCCGGAATTAGGTGGTATATTTTGTCGTGCCATTGGTTCGTGTGATGGCATAGTTGACATAATACTTTCTTCCACTTGTGTACTTTCTAAGTTTTGAATATCAGCGTGAGAGACAGTATTGATTCCTGGTGACATTGGTGCCTGAGGACCATTCAAATGTAATAGATCACCAGTTGAGACATACATACTAGATTTTACTTTGGTAAAGTTTGAACCAGCACTATCAAAAAATTGCGATCCTCCACTCTTCAAATGTATTTGATCACCAGTATTTAAATTGTAATCGTTGCCTGCTTTAATGTTTATACCTTCGCCCGCTTCCATATTAATATTCTTATCAGCACGAATATTGAAATCTTTTTCTGCTCTCATGGATATTGAACCTTGAGCATATGCCATTATTTCACCACTTGCTCCGATCTCAACCCATCCAGAACCAGATGAATTGATCATATAAATTGTATCATTCGTACCATCAAGAATAATGCTTGCTCCGGCACCAGTCTGTAATCGAACTTGATTCGGATTAATAGTACCATCAGGACTAACTGAACCATCGTCCATAGTTAACGCATTACTACCAGGTGTCTTTAGACCAAATACTCTAGAATGTTGCGGGTCTTCATAACTTGCCTCACGCAGTGGTGATGCTGTAGTTTGCCCTCTAACTGAATCAGTGTAGACACCTTGACCTGCTGTGTTTACGTTTCTAGGGTGATTGGGTATTTGATCAGGACCTCTGGGATCATTTGCATCTGGATTTTGATGTGCTGTCAAACTGGGAGCCGTTGATTTTGCTGCTGGAGCATCAGTAAATACGCCTTCGCCTTGCCCTGTTCCGTCTACTGCGGCGGGACCCGAAGCTCCACCAGCAGCGACATCTGGTACTTCCTGCGACACTGCGAACCAATAACCACGTGCAAGCTCACCATTGTTTGCAAAAAATACAAGTATAGTAACCCCTGCGTCTGGTGGGACAGCAAACATACCATATGATCCGCCTGCATTACTACCGCCGAACGGAGACGCATATTGAAAATACATTGGTTCGTCTGGTGACCCACCAAATGAAGGTACATACGCGCCGACTCTTCCTCTACCCTCTGGATCAGGTACCCCAGTTGTAATGGCAAGATATATACCACTCTCAATATTACTTACAACTGGAGATGATCCGTGTTTGCGTTCACGAGCGAGTGTACTCGCTAAATTGCCCGATGACTGATTCTCTAGTGACATTAATTATTCCTCATCTCTGTTATCTATTACAAATTCATCAAGTGAAATGTCAATCGTTAATATTCCTGCTGCATCTCGTTCTGCCTCAAGCTTTTTTCCTGTAGTTATCAATGGATAATTATCAACGATATCATTTCTAATCCTGCCCATGTTTGCCATATTCCATTGGTTGTATCTTGGGTCTTCGTCAGTGATTGTTTCACCAGCTACTCCTGGAGTGGTATCGATGCCTAGTGATTGTGCAATTGCTTCATTTTCATAAACACTAATCAGATTCCATTTAAATGGTTCGCCGCCGGTTGAATCAATCACAGTTACTTCTACATACTCGCCTTTTTTAAAATCGTCCCAAGTTGCTTGTGCCGACTCATATTGCACCCGATGCGCATCTGTTATCTCTATTGTATCATCTGCAACTTTGTAATTTGTAGGTAATGTAAACCCATCAGTTGGCACCGATGGAAGTGCTGATATATCTGATATAAGACTCACACTACCATCAGTATTTACTTTAACTAAACTAGCAGTAGGAGACGAAGGACGATTATCTACATTTGATATGTTTTGTAATACAGTTGCAGTATTAGTTGCTTCTAATGCTTCAGCTTCTAATGCCTCTGCTTTAGTCCAACTCCATTCACTGTCTCCGCCTGATAATCTATCATTGTATATTCTGATAGATTTATCTAACTCTTCTTGGACAATTCCCAACTTAGCTTCATTGCGTATAGGATCAAGTGTTGCGATTTCATCAATTTCGTCATATGCGTCTGACAAGTTTTCGTAATGACGTTTTTCATCTACTGATAATTTATTGTAACTACCGCCTGCTTCTGCAACCATTTGCATTTGTGCATCGGCAATTCTCGCTTGCATGATAGCCTCTCTAGGAGTTTTTAATGGAGTATTGATAATTTTTGTTATTGTTGGTACACTCTCAATTACGGGTTGCGTTTTGACAATGTACGGACTATCTAAACTATTTAGTTTTTGTTGTTCAGCTAGTGGAAGAGAATCAATATAATTTCTTATTTTTATTCCATTGCGCGTAGCTGAAACATCTTTAAAGCCGCTATCAATCTCTTCTGGTAATCTTAATTCTGCTAACTTGGCTACATCGTAATCAACCTGTGGCGGTGTAGGATCTTTATAAGCTTCAGTTGACAATAGTGGCAACGTACCGTCTAACATCATATTAGAATTAGCCAACACGAGCGCAGATGGCGGAGTAGTAGATATTGGATTAGTGTCAACTGTTGATGTCATTGCTGTAGGTATATCCATAGCAAGGTCTCCCGCACTATATAAATTAACTGCATTGAGATTTTCAATCTCAGTCGTAATTTCATTTACATCGGCTGGATTAAAGCTTCCTCCAGTAACAGTAAGATTCTCATCCTCATATATGTGCGTGTTTAACATTGCTATTAACTCAGGCGATACTGGCTCTCCGTCATCTATTAATTCCTGAAAGATTTCACTTGCTTCCTCCGCAGTACCAAAGTTGTCTCGTAACTTCGCTTTTACACTTTCAATTGCAAGTGCGGCACTAGGTGATCCAGCATTAGCGGCCGCTTGTGCTTCATTCATCAATACTGTGAATCTTGATGCTTGTGCGGCTGTAGGCAGAGATGCTTCTGAAATCGCGGTAGCAAGCGTCATCAACCCACCAGAAATTTTTGCGTAAGCATCTTCTGCTGCTAATGCGACCGGGGTTATATCATCGGGTAAGTTGAATTTCAAACCAGTGAATTCTTCTGCGCCTACAAATCCATCAAATGGAGCTACTACAAGATCATCAAGCACGTCAGTAACGACAGATTCAATTCCACCGAATTCACCAAATCGATCTGATCCATACCCAGAATCACTTTCGATAGCATCAAATAATGGAGTTATAGGCTTAAAGCTATCAGGTACTGGTATTCTAATCATATCAAGTTGCTGAACAAACTGCCCTTGACTAAACGAACTAGTAATATCTAGCACAACATACAACATTGTTGCAAGGTGTGCTATTTTAGTATTATCATTATCATCAACGCCTGCCGCTTTATTAGTAACAATAGTAACATAGTTAGAACCGTTGACATTAGTTGGATGATTTTTATAATCATCTAATGCGCCGTTAGTCCCATATAATTCTTTAGCAGTTTTTGCAGTTAGATACGTATCGATCCAATATGGATCACCCTTGATTGTTAGTTTAAGAGTTTCCATACTAATATCCATATTCACCGCTTCATAAAACTTTTGCTTAGCTAAGTTTATATCTGCTTCATCCGACGATGCAAATAACTTAATATGGCTGTTATGAGTTAGGTACGGTAGTACATTAGACTTGAATATTACTGGGTTCATTATTAATGATTCTACGATGTCTTCTAATTGCTGTGTCGTAAGCGTAGATATAAGATTGTCGTCTAACTCTTCTAAGATTATTTGATTAGGGTTTGTGGATCCGCTAGGCATAGTAGCTGGTCTCTGTCCTATTCCTCCATCATTTCCTTGACTTCCAGTTACTGGTGTACCAAAGAAATTTTCTGAAATGTTTCTAACCTGAGAGTTAGCATCTCTTGAAAAGTTAGCACCCAATGCTTGCATAGTCACTTCATCAATTTCATTCCTGGCGCGTCTACCTGCAGCAGTTAATCTGTTTGCAACATCATCAAGTCCGGAGATTTCTCCTACTAGCCTAGTATACTCATCTCGTTCTTCGGAAACTACACTCAGAATCTCTGGATCATATTGTGCTGCCGCTTCAAGTTGTGCTTGTAGACCTTTGTCTCTCAATTCACTAGCAGTTTCTTCTGCAATGTTTTGCGGTACTCCCTGTTCCATCAATGAAGTAATACTGCTTTCAACAAGTTTATCTGTTATAGCTTCGCTTGTATTTTCAATTTGCGCTCTCAGTTCATCTCTGGATTCATTTGCCGCAGTCCTATCTCGTTGGACTGCAAGATGTTCCAATCTTAATTCATCTATTTTTGCTCGGGCACGAGGGTTTAAGTCTTGCATAACTTGTTCGTTACCCTCAATAAACATCTGTGCATAAGCGGTTTCGTTTGGCATACTATAAGCTTTGACTAATTGTCTGTTAAAGCTTAGGTTTAAGTCTAATATCTGATCGTTAAGCCCAGTAAACTGGTAGTAATAAACTTTCTTGCATTGCTGTTTTTCAAAAATCTCTTTAATAAGTTTACCAGAATTTCGAACTTTATTAGCATTATCATGATTATTTTGCATAATAAGTCTACGCTTTGTTGTGATATAGTAGCTAACATTATGGCCTTGCTCTCCTGTCAGAATATTAAGTCCGCCGTCTCTAGGAATAGCATTTGGTATTATTGCTATAGTATCACTGAATGTCTCTCTGGCCTCTGTTAATTCTTTTCTAATATCTAAAGATTGTATACAAACATCATATATAATATCAAGTATACTTAAACCAGGAGCAACTGTACCAATTGGCGTACCAATGTTTACTGCGCCGGATCTTGTTGATACTTCATTACTACCAGACCCCATATTGGCATCTTCACCCATCATTTTAGATTCGGCATATTTTGTCATGAATTCAGGATCAAACTCAACTGCATATTCATTGACAAAAGCATTTTCCTGAATGTTATCTGAAGTATAATCGTTTTTTCTAATATTTGTATTAAGTTTAGTTATAAATTCGTCAATAGTTTCCTTTAAGGTATCTTTGATATTAAATTCAAAATTATTTTGTACCATATTACAACTAGTACTAACCGCATAGTCTGGAGAGATAGTACCTTGAATAGTAGTAATAGTACCTCTTTCATCTGTACCAGATGGTACATCGCCTACATTAGAAATTACGAATGGAAAAACTTTAGTTAGATTTTGATTTTCACTTCTGATAGTACTGCCATCGTCGCTATACCCCTTAAAGTTAACCTTCAAGAAGAATTTACTGAGTCCAATACTAGGAAAACCAGATAGTAATGCAGCATTCATTAAATTATCATTCAAGCTAGTATTACCAACTTGCATAATAGTAAATGATAGTCTAGTTGCAGTACCAGCTAATTTAGATAAACTGCTAGAACCAGCGCCCAATGATTGTATTTCTAAGTCTTGTATATTAAACTCAGTAGTAACACCAGTTTCTGCAATAGTTATATACTGTATATCACTTCCAGGCCAACCATTTGAGATTATAGTGTCTAAATTTAAACTTTCATTGATTAAGAATTCACGTGCATCTTTTTCTTTAACAATGAATAGTTCCAAGTGATAGGTATAGTTTTGATATTCATCTAATGAATTCTCCCACCATTCGCCAGTCCTTTCCATTTCAGAAACGATACCACTTAAACTTTCTTGTGTATTGAAATTTGTCCCAGTACTAACTCCAGCATCTACTCCATTGCCAGTTTGCTGTGCCGCATAATCTTCGCCAGCTCCGCCAAATGCATCTAACATTCTTGCGTCCCGGTCATTGTCGCCAGTTAATGGAGAATTAGCTTTAGCCGCATCGAAACGTTCTTGTGCCTGGCTTTTTTCAATTGGTGATGCCAAGGGGTCTGCTAATGTTGCATCTAAATTTCTTCTGGCACGTTGAAGTTCTCTCAGTCTAACTTCTTCTTCTGGCGAGAGTTGTCTTCGTTCTGGTGCTGGTTCATTATCAACTGGTAGATTGCGACCACCAGTGAAAAGAGATTGTTCTATGGCTCGTCTACGAGCAAGTCCTCTATTCGTTCCACCACCCGCTTTATTGTAAAGAAGCATTGCTTCTGCAATTTCTCCTCTTGATCTTGTTCCATTAGCGGTTAATTGGTCAATACTCCCAACATTATATGCAAAACTAGTAAGTGAAGCTCTTTCATCTGCGGACCAATCGTAAATATTGTCATATCTGTCTACGGATCTTTCAAACGACCCAAGTTGCCTCTGTAGCATTAAGTCAGCTTGGTTCTCTGACACTCTTATGTTAGGTCGAACGTTTTGGTCTCTGCTTCCTGCGAATGAACCATATCCAATAGACCATTGGTGTTCATCCCAATATGGCTCGGCACTAAAGCCTTCAAACTGTTTAATTAGGGCTGTAGTTCTGGTCATATTATTTCATCTTATCTATGTTAGAACGACTAGGTACATAAATGTACTTACCAGCAGTAAAGTCGTTAATTGGATCAATTATATCATCTGGGTTTCGCTGTGCAAATATCCACCAGTACTTTGCAGTTCCATATTTTTCAAAACTGAATAAGTCTGGTCTCTTATCAAATTCTTGTGGAATAGGAATGAATTCATTCATCGGATCTCTAAACAGATTGCGTTTCTTTTGAATATCTAATACTCTTCCATATAGTACACTAGTTTTGCTCCATGGCGAATGAGATTTATACATAACCGCTGCCCCTTAAATTTCCAGAAAGATATGCATCCAGAGTGAAATTTTCTCTTACATTCTTTGGAGAATATGTTGTTGTCATACTTAGCACGAATGTACTAACCACAGGCAGTCTAAAATCATCTACTTCGATGTAGTCTACATCTGCATCTAAGTTATATGTAAAATCACGAATAAGAACTGGAACGTTCGTATAAACTCCATGTGCAGTAAATCGTAGCACTGGAGGTGGGAGTCCTTTATTAGGATCATTCTTACCGAAGTTCATCTTCATTGCGCCTCTGAAGAACTGCATTGCATTAAGTATATGTCGTGCCTGTTCTTCGTTCTCAATTACAATAGGCGCTGCTAAAGTAAGCTCAGTATTTGCAGACATTTCAAACGCTCGTTGTTGAAAGTTTGAATGTGTTGGATCATACGAAGTATAATTAGAACTTGAGATACTGGTAACTGTCGGTGTGTATGGGAAATTAAATTCACTCATCCCACTAATCGCAAGTCTGCCACTCGGATCCTTAATGAACACATTCTGTGTAGATGCATATGGATTAGACATCATTTTCTCCTAAGATATTGTTAACAGTATTTATCGTTTTATAATATACGAACTTAACGCTTGACATCAGATGATTTAGGATGTATAATATTAATAATATTTAGGAGAATACCATCATGGCCCGTCGAGGACAAAATTATTTAAACAACAGAGATATGCTTAAAGAAATTCATATTTCAAAATCTAATTATTCTTGGTTCGAGGACCGAGACAAATTTCATCAGTTTGATGTTATCATTGATAACGTAGCTGGAGAACTTGATATCGCCGCAGAAATGCGAGAATTAGAAGCACAAGCACGTGAATCTCGTGCGAACCGTATCCAGAAAGCAGCATGGGATCTAAACACTGATAAGAAGCTAAAGCAAGCTAACTTTGCGGTAGATCACGATTCATTTGCACAAGATGATCTGGTTTTTCGTGTTATGACGTTTGAACACATCCCAGATCAACCTGGACGCAAAGCTAATCCAAAGACTGTTGCAGATCACAAAGTTAAACTTCCATTTCCACCATACAAACAGTATGTGATCGATGGTAATGATATACGTGAAGTTGGTATATCTCACTTTAATGCAAAAACAAAAGAGTTTGATATTGTTACTGGACGTATTACAGCAACACTTGCTAACATGTATATTAAACTAGTAGAGCGTTATTCACAACGTGCTAACTGGCGTGGATATACATACATTGATGAAATGCGTGGACAAGCACTGTTACAATTGACACAGATTGGGCTACAGTTCAATGAAGCTAAGTCGGATAACCCATTCGCTTACTATACCGCGGCAGTTAACAACTCATTCACTCGTGTGCTAAACATTGAAAAGAAAAATCAAGGCATTCGTGATGACTTATTAGAGAACAGT